CCGTCAAGATCACCCTCGTCGCGGGGGCTGACCTGTCGGCTGCACAGTACAAGTTCGTGAAACTCAGCAGCGGACAGGCTGTCGTCTGTTCAGCCGCGACCGACATTCCGGTGGGTGTTCTCCAGAACGCTCCCCTGTCTGGTCAGGAAGCCGAGATCACGGTCATCGGTGGTAGCAAGATCATCGGATCTGCCTCCATCTCTGTTGGTGCTCAGGTTGGCACCACGACCGCTGGTAAGGCTGCTGCCCTCACCCCCGGCACCGACACCACCAAGTACATCGTGGGCACGATCCTCTCAGCCCCCGGTGCCGATGGTGAAATCGGAACCGCCCTCATCAACTGCGCTGCCCCGCACCGGGCTGCATAACCACCTAGAATAAGGAGATAGCCCGATGCCTCAGCCGTCCATCAATCAGGTTCACATTGATGCGATCCTGACTAACATCTCTGTTGCTTGGATGCAACAGCAGGATAATTTCATCGCCGACAAGGTTTTCCCTGTCGTTCCCGTAGACAAGAAGAGCAACAAGTATTTCGTCTACACCAAGAATGACTGGTTCCGTGACGAGGCTCAGCGCCGCGCTCCGGGTACTGAGTCAGCCGGTGGCGGATTCAACCTGTCCAGCGACACCTACTCAGCCGACGTGTTCGCCTTCCATAAGGATGTCGACGATCAGACGATGGCGAACTCGGATGCTCCGCTGTCACCGTTGCGTGAGGCCAGCGAGTTCATCACTCGTCGCCTAATGTTGCGTCGTGAATTGCAGTTCGTCAGCGACTACCTGACCACCTCGGTGTGGGCTAAGGATTACACCGGCGTGGCGTCGAGTGCAACCGCTGGCACGTCGTTCATTCAGTGGTCGGATTACGCTAACTCGGATCCGATCATCGACGTTGAGGCTGGCAAGGCGCAGATCCTCACGACCACCGGCATGGAAGCCAACACTCTCGTGCTCGGCTACGAGACGTTCCGTCAGTTGCGTCACCACCCTGATCTGGTTGACCGGATCAAGTACACGTCGGCGCAGACCATCACGACCGACATGATCGCTCGCATGTTCGAGATTGATCGTGTGCTGGTCTCCAAGTCAGTGAAGGCCACCAACAATGAAGGTGCCACGGGTGCTTACGCCCTGACCTTCGGTAAGGGTGCATGGCTCGGACATGTTGCGTCGAGCCCCGGCCTGCTTACTCCGTCGGCTGGTTACATCTTCGGATGGACTGGCGTGTCGGGTGGTTTGGGTGCCACCATCGGAACGTCATCGTTCCGTATGGAGCACTTGAAGTCGACCCGTGTTGAAGGTGAAGTGGCCTTCGACAATAAGGTTGTCGCTGCCGATCTGGGCGTGTACTTCGCTAGTTGCGTCGCCTAATAACGATTCCGTAACCGGAGGGGCGGGCATCCTTTCGGGGGTGCCTGCCCCTTCACCATTCTTCGGAGGTAACGTGAAAGCGCAGTTCGGCAATGTTGCTCCCACCCATGATGACGTGGCTGGCTCCACTGATGAGCAGATCACGTACGTCACATTCCCTGACGGGATCAGTTCGGATGAAGCGTTCATCACGGTGACTGACCCTAACGGGGTTTGGGCTGCTCAATCATCGACAAGCCCAACATGGGTTGCCTGTTCTGATGCTGATCTCCAAGCGCGTCTCTGTTCCCATTATGGCGCACCGTCGATGCCGGTTCCCGGCCTGAATGCTTAGGACAACTAATGATTACGAATGCTGGGAAAGATTTTGTGGCCGCTCAGATCGCTGGTGCTGGTGGCACTGCAACGGCGCAGTATCTGGCGTTGACTGCGAACACGACCACACCTGCTCCTGCTGATACGACGTTGACGGGTGAGATTGCGACCGCGAGCGGTGGTTTGGTTCGCGCTCTGGCAACGTATGCGCACACGGCGGGCACATCAGTATTGACGTTGACTAAAACGTTCACGGCGAACGGTTCAGATTCGTTGCCGGTGACGGTGGCGAAGATCGGTTTGTTCACCGCCTCTAGTGCTGGAACGATGGTGTATGAGACAGCATTGTCCCCAACCGCTACCCTGTCGGCGTCGGGTGACACGCTCACGATCACGCACACGATCACTCTTTCGTAAGGAGATTCACGATGCCCGGTTACGACTCGCTTGTGAACTTCCCGGTGTATGGGCCGGGTACGGCGTTGGCGAACTCTACGACGTTGACGGCGATCTCCCCTGTTCCTGATTACACGATCCCGGCTGGCCTGTTGACGGTTGGTTCATCGTTTCGTATCACCGCACATGGCGTGTTCTCTACCACTACGACTCCAACCCTACTGTTTGGCGTCTACTATGGCGGCGTCGGTGGTACGGCCATCGTCGTATCGTCAGCGATTACTACCGCCTCGTCGGTCACGAATATGCCGTGGCATTTAGAGTACGTGTTCACGGTACGCGCTACGGGTACATCCGGCTCCGTGTTCGGTCATGGATGGCTTGATATTGGTACGACAGTTGCGGCAGTAACGCATCTACCCCTACCGCAGACTACGAACGCTGCCGTAACGGTGGATACGACCACGGCGAAGTCTCTGGTGATCGGAGCGCAGTGGGGTACGGCCTCCGCATCGAACACGATCACCTGCCACCATCTATTGGTGGAGAACATGTCTACGCTGGCATAGCCGATGCCTGCCTCGTTAGGAACGGTGCCAGTAGCACTCGTTCCTCCATTTGGTGCTGTTCCTCAACCGTCCACGTTCGCTGCTCAGTCGCGTGGCTTGACTGCGTATGACTCGTTGGTGGCGCAGGATGCGCGAATCAACTATTGCTGGAATCCGTCGTTTGAGTATGACCTGTCAGGTTGGTCAACCTATAACAATGCGTCGCCGAGCCGATCCACGACTCAAGCAGTTACTGGCTCAGCGTCATGTTATGTGGTGGCTGGAAACACCACTACCGGTCTGGGGATCGTAGGAAACTGGAACCTACCGCAAGGCGGTAACCAGTACTACACAGCCAGTTGTTACATCCGCAACGATGTCGGAACTCGACAGTGGTACATCATCGTTTACTTTTACGATGCTCAAGGCAAAAACCTCGTAAACTACAACACGCCGATCACAACAGTTAGTTCGTCAAGTTGGACTCGCATTGGCGGTACATATTTTGCGCCTCAAAATACCGCGTACTGCACAACGTATATCGCTATGATAACTACCGGGGCCGCGACCGATGCTGGCTACATTGACGGGGTACTGATTGAACGATCCACCTACGGCGGTGGTGCATATTTTGATGGGGACTCCGCCGGTGGCGCATGGGCTGGAGCGGGTGGCGGCGATGCAACAGGCAACATTTTGACCGCTAATCAAGCGAGCATGGAAACCGACGCTAGTGCTTGGACTAATAACTCCAACACGACCGTTGCCTTATCTTCCGCGCAAGCACTGTACGGCACCAATAGTCTCCTCGTCACTTTCACGGGCGCTGGCTCAGCGCAGATCAGAACCAACGGCGGTACTTCTCCAGCGACGACCCCCATCACCGCTGGAATTCCTTACACGATGGTGGCGCATGTTCGCAGCAGTGTTGGAACACGATACGCAAGTGTCGGGTTCTATTGGTATCGCGCTAACGGCACATCTATCGGATCATCCGTCACACAGCCGGTGTCGGGATTGCCTATGTCAACAACTGAATGGCGGCGCATCAGCGCAAGCGCGATTCCTCCTGCGGAGGCAACTGCCGTCCAACCGTTCATTCTGTGGGGAACAGGAAATACTAGCGACGCGGTATATGTTGACGGGGTTGGTTTGTGGCAAGGCTCAGGCGGAGCGTATGCGTTACCCGGCGCTGGCCCCATCGCCAATGTTGGTGCGGGTCAAACCATTTCCACGTCAGCGGCGGCGGCCACGACTCGCGTCAACCTCATCGCTGATCCCGACGCGACATCGGCAAGTAACTACTTCAACAATCCAACGAACGGCACATTGACGTTAGACACGAGCGTGTCATGGTCGGGCACAAGTTCGATCAAGCATTCAACGACCGGGGCCGGTTTCGGGGTTTCGGGAGGGCCAAAACAGGCTGTCAACTCAACGGCTAGTCCTACTTACGGGCCTGCCTCGGAAGGTTTACCGTACACGTACAGCGTGTATTTGAAAGCGGATCGAACGGGAATGAAGGCGCATCTGCGTATCTTCTGGCGCAGCATTTTTAACATAAACTACTCCACGTCTCAGAGTGCTGATTTCGATATTTCCAATACGGTCTGGACGCGAGTCTCTTTCACCGCGACTGCTCCAGCCGGAACGTATTACGTCGGATGTACCCATGATCTTGTTGATCCCTCTAGCGTGTATCCAGTCGGAATGGCGATGTGGGCCGACGGTACATTGCTGGAACAGTCAAGCACTCTGGGATCATGGTTCTCCGGTGACAGCGTAGGCGCATCGTGGAGTAACTACTCAGCGTTTTCGGCCAGCATCCTGCCCTCTAAAACAGCGGCAGGGGTGACGCTCGCTCGTTCCGTCTCTGATTCGCTGACTACATCCGACACTACGATTGCGGGGGGAGCATTATCGCGCAGCATTGCTGATGCGCTCACGTTAAGCGATACGGTGGCTGGTGTTTACGCGCAAGGCGTAAAGACGGTAAGTGACTCGCTGACATTGACTGACACCGTGGCTCGGGTTCTCGTTACGACTCAATCCTTAAGCGATACGGTAACGGCGACTGACTCGTTGACGCGCTCTAGCGCCTGCACTCGAACTGTTACGGATACGCTTGCACTATCTGACACGATCAGTTCTCCACTTGGAGATGCTCGGGCGATCAGTGACACGCTCGCCCTGTCTGACACTGTAACGCGCAACGCTACGCGACCTCGGACAGTCGTGGACACAATCACGACTGCCGATTCACTAGCGCGATCCCTGACTGTCACTCTCGCTCCGGTAGAGACGCTGACACTCGCCGAAACGATCACAGCCACTCAGGTACGACTCCGCTCCACGGCGGATACGCTCACCCTGACTGACGGATTGACACGGAACACGGCGCGGCTACGTTCGCTCGCCGATACAGTCACCTTGACTGAGGCTCTGAATCGGGCAACGACTCGCACGCGCACATTCAGCGCAACACTCACCCTCAGCGAATCCCTATTCGTGGATGTGATCCTCGCAACTCCACCGCCTGTGCATGCGGCAGGGATAGGAGCCGGGATGAGCGTTGCCGGGGCGAAAGGGAGCAGTCAAGCATCAGGAAATACAGGACGCGCCGAAGTGTCGCAAGGCGCTGGAAGCGTCTACCCTAAAGGTAGTGCTAATAAAGTGGAGGTTCATAAGTGAGCGACATTACGATTGGGGTAGGCGACCGTCTACCTATCATCACCCGAACCATCACCGTTGATGGTGCTGCTGTCGACTTGACTGGCGGCACCGCTAGTTTCCGCGTGTATGCTCCCGCGACCATGACCACGCTCATCTCAACCTCGGCAACAATCTCCTCACCAGCAACAGCAGGAATCGTCACCTACACATGGTCGGCTGGTGACGCGGCACTCCTGACCGCTGGTAACTATTTCGCTCAATTCGTTGTCACTCTCGGCTCGCGGAACCTTACCGCCCCGAACGATGGGTACATGACCCTGACCGTTAGCGGATCAGGCAAAGGAACATTCTCCTACTCCGGTGATCCCTCCCTGCGTCCCCTCGACACGGTGCGTTATCTGATCCATGACACTGACAGTACCGACTATTACCTGTCCGATGCCGAGATCGCTTTCCACCTGTCCGAAACGAACGGGTCGGTGTATCAGGCTGCTCATGATGCATGTTACGCATTGGCTGGACAATTCGCTCGCCTCGCTGATAGCACATCTAAATCGGTGGGCGACATGAGCATCTCACGGTCCTACTCCAATAAGTCACAACAATACTTGGGGCTCGCCGAACGATTCCTTGAACTCGCGAGTCGACGTGAACCACCATTCCCCAAAGCCAATCCGCAAGCCCTCGCAAGTTTGGCGAACCGTGGCGTGCTCTACCCGAACGGCGAATTCTTTATCGGGCTGCATGATAATCCGGGGCAGTGATCATGGCTGTCGATGCAGATTTTGAAGAGTTGATGCAGGACACCGTGACGGTGTATCCGCAAGCATCCGTGGACAAGTATGGCAAACGTACGTTCTCCTCCACGGGGACACAGTATCGGGCTCGTCTGGTGTGGGGGTCTCGGGTGGTTCGAGACTCGAAGGGTCGCGAGGTGATTGAAGCGGGTCGAGCCATCGTGTATGGGGTTGCCGATGAGGTAACTGATGATTATCGGATGACTTTACCCGATGGGCAGGATGTGACGATCACATCGTTTACGACGGTTAATGATGAGGATGGGCCACATCATTCGGTGATCGGGTTCGGTGGTCAGTGATGGATTTGCAGGGTTGGAATCAACTGATGAATCTGATTCAGGGGTCGGGTCGTGATGTGAATCGTTACATGGAAGCGGCCTTATGGGAGGAAGCGAATGAAGCGTTCCTCGTATCGCAGGAATTGACACCCGTGCGTGATGGCTATTTGAAAGGCTCAGGGTCGGTGAAAGCCCCACGACGTACGGGTAGTGGGATCATGGTTGAAATCTATTACGGCGGATCTGCAGCACCTTACGCGCAATACGTTCACGATATTCCGATGCGCCATGCTCCCCCCACCACGTCAGGCTATTTGAAGAAACCTGTCGACAGGCAAGCGCAGGGCATGGGTGATCGTCTTGCAGCCCGAGTGGAACACATGTTCCGTAGCGAACTAGGGGGTATGTGATGGCGACGGTATTGGAATCCTTGGGTGATTATGTTGATGCTCAAACATCATGGACCCTCGGTGTTGACCTGTTCCTCGGCATCTTGCCCGATAAGCCTGACGTGTGCGTGACGATCATGGAAGATTCCGGGTTGGCTCCCCGGTTCGGGATGGGTGCGGGGGGGATCCAGATTGATCAACCGAGCATCATGATCATTGCGCGGGCCAGTCGTGATGATTATCCGACGGCTCGTGATGCTGTGAACAATATTCGGCTACTACTCGCGGCGGTGACTGATCAAACCCTGTCCGGGGTTCGTGTGTTACGGGTCGAACCTAACGGGAGCGTGTCGCCGATGGGTGCTGATGTGGAGCATCGTCCCTTAGTGTCGACTAATTTTAATGTGCAGGTTGCGTTATGAATGATCGTGAGGTGGCGTTGCTTGCGTATCAGGCGATGGATGGTGCGATCCGTTCATTGATCGCTACGCATGGATTATTGAAGAAAGCGTTGGATTCTTCTCGTGACGCGGAGGATCCTGAATGGGAACCACCGATGGAATGTGTCCACATGGATCGGCTTGTGGTAGCGACGATGGGAGCGGAGCAATCATTTTGTAAGACATGTGGTGATGAGGTTGATCCATGACCGATGATCGTGACCCGTATGGTCGGACAGTTTTGTCTGACGAAACTCCACGGTGTTGGCGGTGTGCTCGTGTGATTGCGCTGCTCGTGACGCGACCGTGGCAGATTCGTTGTTCCCGATGTAAAGCGATGAACCAATCTCCATGAAAGGTTTCACACTCTTATGTCTGCAAAAACTCTTGACGATGCGTTAGAAGAGATCGCATCCTCACCAGATTATCTTCAGCATAACGGTAACTTGTGTCCCATCTTTAAGATCATGCAAACCGTTCCTGACGAGACAGCCGAACGGTTGCGGGCTCTGATTGATGAGACTCGTAAACCGGGATCGTTGATCGCTGACAAGTTGACTGAGGTTGGCTATCCGGTGTCTCAACAGTCGGTGCAACGTCATCGTCGTCGTCTGGCTCGACCATCGGCGGGATGTAAATGTCCATGAGCATTGATGATGCGTTAGATGATTTGCTTGCCCCTGTCGAGGGAGAGTCGGCTAATGTTACGCCGCGTCGTGATCGTGATGCGATGTGGCGACCGGGTGTGGAGTGGAAGGGTGATGAGGGGACACTGACGACATCGGCTGCGGCTGGTGATGCTCATCCTGACTGGTCGCATGTGTTAGCGGTGTGGGATCTTGATCCTGACAAGTTCGCTGTCGTTGAGCCGGTATTGTTTAATGCGTGGGATGCTCCCGGTCCTGAGGGTGCGATCCTTCGGATGCGTCAATGGAAAGCACGAGTCGTTCGACGTAAGGGTGATGTCGGTCCTGATATTGATGTGGAGAAGTTGCTCGCGGATGTGTTGAAAGCAAAACCCGCGAAGCCCGCGCCGATGGGTGAGGGCGTGTTCCATGTGGTCTTAGGTGATTGGCAGATCGGTAAACCTGATGGTGATGGGTTGCGGGGGACGGTGTTACGGATTCAGCAGGCGATCATTGATGTGGAACGTCGGGTGCGTGATCTGCGTAAACTGGGTCGCCCGTTGGGGACGTTGATGGTGGAGTGGACCGGCGATTCGGTTGAAGGGTGTGTCGGGTTTTATGCGATGCAAACTTTCGGTGTCGAATTGGATCGTCGTGAACAGATGAAGGTGACGCGACGATTGTTGCGTGATGCGTTGATGCGATGGTCGCGCCTGTTTGATGAGGTGATCGTGTTAGCGGTCGGTGGTAATCATGGTGAGAATCGTGGCCGATCAGGTAAGGCGTATACGTCGTTTGGTGATAATGATGATTTGGCTGTTGTCGAGCAGGTCGCGGAGATCCTTGCGGTGAACCCGGACACGTTTGGTCATGTGAAGATCGTGATTCCGCCGGATCATTTGACGGTGACGGCGATGGCGGCGGGTTGGATTGTTGGGGTGACGCATGGGCATGTGGCTCGTGAGTCGGGGACGGCGGAAGCGAAGTTGCGTCGCTGGTATGAGCGGGCTGCGGGTGGGAAGCAGCCGGTGGGTGATGCTGACATTTTGGTGACGGGTCATTATCATCATATGCGTGTCGCTGATTGGGGTGGCTGCATCTGGGTTCAATGCCCAGCCTTAGATGGAGGTTCTGAATGGTGGAAGCAGACGCGGGGCGAATCGTCGATGCCGGGAGTGTTGACGTTCGCTTCCTACCCGCAGGTGCGTCTCGCAGATCTAATGATCCTGTGAAGAGGCTACTCACCTCGAACAATGCTGATCTCAGACGCGACGGCATTTTCACTTGGTCGTTACCAGCGTGGGTTGTCGAGTTACCCGATGGCAGCAAGATGAACGTGTGCCCTAGCGCAGGCGCATGCGTAGAGTTATGTTACGCACTACGTGGCACCTACATATTTAAGAATGTTCGAGCGGCTCATACTCGTAACTTGCTGATGGTGCTTGAAGCGCAAGAAGAGTGGGAGAGTCTGCTAATTGAAGAATTGAAGCATAAGCGGTTTGATGGCGCACACGTCCGTATTCACGACACGGGTGATTTCTTCTCGCGTACTTATTTGGAGGGGTGGTTGCGAGTGATTCGAGCAAACCCTCAAACGACCTTCTACGCCTACACGAAAGAGGTCGCGTTGTTTCGTGAGGTAGTGGAGCCAGATCCTCCCAAGAATTTTAGATATGTTTTCTCGTATGGGGGCAGGCAGGATAAGTTGATTGTCGAAGGGGATCGTCGTTGTGATGTGTTCCCTGACGAGGAGGCGCTGATGACTGCCGGGTTCACTGATCAGGCGGCAAGTGATCTGCTGGCAATCTACGGGCCGGAAGCGGTTGGCATTGTGGCAAACAATCATCCGGGCTCGCGCACAAAAATGAACGGTCGGTCGTTGTCTGGGATGCAAGCGGATCGTCATAGTTCGAGGAGTGGCGATGTCGCATCATCTATCTGACCCGTGTGATATTGCCGCTCATGCTGCCTCGTTGGTGGCTGGTGATCGTAATGATGAGTATGGTCATCCGTTGGATGATTTTTCGCGGGCTGCTCTGATCTGGCAGGCGATCCTTGGTTGTGAAGTGACGGCGGAGCAGGTTGCGTTATGTATGGTGGGGGTGAAGATTGCTCGGGAGGTTCATAAGAGTAAGGCCGATACGGTGGTGGATGGGATTGGCTATTTTTTGACGTTGGCGATGGTGCGTGAGGAGCGTGCGGTGCGCGACCGCAACCTTGATAACTCACCGGGGGTATGATACACTTTAACTGTCGGAGAGAGAGGAGCCACAAATGACCGACAGGCAGAAATACGAGGGCCGGGTAATCGCCTTCCGCGAAGACAACGGCTACGACGACAGCGACTTCTACGCGCTGGTTCAGAAAGACAATGGCGAGTTCGGCTGGATCGCTACCGGGACAACCCGTTTTCAAGGCGGTTGGATCGCCACCCCGAATGCCACTCCAGAAGTGAAGGCGGCTTACTCAGCATGGTACGACGCTAAGGCCGCTCAAACGAAGGTCGATATCGAAGCCTTCAACGACAATATGGCTGCAGTCGGGAAGGCAGCCCGAGTCGTCGGAGGAAAGAAGTACAAGAATCGGCAGGGCGAAATCTTCTGGTTCGGTGTCGACAAGTTCCGGTCAAGCAAATCCGCAACCTACTTCCGGGTCGGCATCGAGGATAGTCAGGGCAAGTTCTTCGTCCCGGCTGATCAGATTGAGATCGCCACGAAGATCGGCTGGATCGAGCCCAACAATGCGATGGAGTTGACCTCATCGCCCTTGGCCGGTGGGATCTCCCCGGCGGCTTGGAACATGTCACAGTTCCCTCGTCCCGAGGCGCGGATCCTGTTCGACGAAATGGTGTAAGACTGCTACGATAAACACAGCCCACAAGGCTGCGCGACACGGTTCACCCCCGTACCGGATGTCCGCGCTTTCGACCCTCTTACGTTTGGTGGCTCCTGACGTAAGAGGGTCGAACTTTATCCGGCGAGTCATACCATAGTGTCGCGGCCTGTCAGTATTATCAATGCTGTAGGTGACGTGCCCTCAGTGGCCTTTACCGTCTCTCGTGGACGTGCCCCCTGTGGCCTTGCGACGGTGTAGGTCGCGCACGCCCCGGATAAGGAGTGAGCGTGGCAACTCATCGCGCACTGGTCGGCATCGACTATCCGCCGAATAAGCGGGTCGAAGCCGGTGACACTGTAACCGATCTTCCCGGTGATGCAGTGAAATGGTTACTCGCTGATGGTTACGTCGAAGTAGTGAAGGCTAATGCGACTCCCGCAGAGATCCTGCCTCCTGCTTTCACGATCCTGACAAATGCTTCCATGAAGCAACCCGACGACATTCCGGTGCCTGATGTGGTAACCGATGCTCCCGTCGATCCCGCTCCCATTCCGGCAGATCCCGCTCCTGTCGATCCGACTCCTGAGGTTGGTGCCTGATGCCTACGTTCCGTCACGGTAAGACCACTAACATCCTGCTCAACGGATACGACATGAGCGCCTACATGAATGATGCGAAAGCATCACGCTCAGTGGATACCGGAGAAACCACGACCTTCGGTGCCTCATCCAAGACGTACATCACTGGGCTCGCTGACGGCACGATCTCGCTGTCGGGATTGTTCGAGGCGAGCACATCGGCTGGTTCAGATCCAGTCTTGTCCGGTCAGGTCGCTGACTCTACCGATGATGTGCTCACCATCTTCCCCGAAGGAAACATCCTCGGTCGACGGGCTCAACTCTCACAAGGGCTGATCACCAAATATGAGGTGTCCGCTGCCGTTGGTGATGTCGTCTCGATCTCCGCTGACTTCCAGAACGATGGTGGTATTGATGCTGGTATCAATCTGGCCGCAGCCCGGTCGGTAGCCACCGCAACCACCACCAATGAAACCGGCCAAGATAATGCGGCCTCCTCCGCTAATGGTGGAGTCGCCACGTTACATGTCACAGCAAACGCAAACACCGGCACCACCACATTCAAGGTTCAACATTCCACCGATAACAGCACATGGGTTGATCTGGTCACCTTCACCACGGTTGCGACCACGGTGATCGGAGCACAGTACGCCGTCGTCACTGCCGGTACAACTGTCAACCGTTACCTTCGCGCACAATCAACCACCGCCAACACGGGAGCCATCGTCTACTCGATGGCTTTCGCTCGCCGCTAAACCCCACTGAAAGGAAACAGTAATGCCTACGTTCCGTCACGGTAAGGGCGGCGTGTTCAAGTTGGACAACGCCTCCGGTACGCTCGTCGACATTTCAACCGTCGTCGAAGACGCTAAGGTCTCCTACTCTGTCGACACGGGTGAAGTGACCCAGTTCGGCAACAACTCGAAGGCATACATCACCGGCCTGCAGGATGCATCCGTGTCCATCTCAGGCAAGTTCGATGCCACCTTCGATGCACAGTTCCAAGCCCTCATCGCTGCACTCATGGCCGACACCAAGTCAGGTACGGCACCCACCAATTCGGCGACCTTCGAGTATGGTCCTGAAGGTTCAGCCACGGGTCGTATCAAGTACACGGGTGAAGCCATCGTCACCAAGTATGAGGTGTCCGCCGCTGTTGGCGATGTCGTCTCCTACTCGCTGGATTTGCAGTGCTCAGGCGCACTGACTCGTACCACGTTCTAATCTGTACCCACAACTTCATAACATCGTGCGCCACTGTGCGCCCTCTCTCTAGGAGACCTGAATGAGTTTGTTACGCACCGCAATTTTCGATGCAAAAGATATCCCATCTGAACTGGTCACGATTCCTGAATGGAATGTTGCGATTGAAGTTCGGGGCATGACCGGAGCGGATCGCACACGCATCCTTGACACTGCTGTCAGCGCGTCAGGGAAAGTGGATCTCGCTGTCGTCTACCCGGAGATCGTGATCGGTACATGCTATGACCCGGATACGGGTGAGCGTGTATTCGAGTCCGGTGATAAGGATGCGATCTTGTCGAAGTCAGCGCAGGCGATTGATCGTCTAGCGCAGGTGGGGATGCGGCTCTCGGGTTTCACTGATGAGGCTGCGGATGAGGCGGGTAAACGATTTCCTGACGCACCCGCATCGTCGCTTCCTGTTTGAGTTAGCGGAGAAGTTAGGTCGGACGGTTGAGGAACTACTGTATGGCAGTTACGCCTACCGTCCGATCTCCTCTGCTGAGTTGAGTGAGTGGGAAGCGTTGTGGCATTTGAAGGGTCAGGAATCGGAAGAGCAGGCTAGGCAGAATCGTTAGCGGAGGAGGCGTGTGAGTGGCTGTCGTAACTGAGGTACTTGCACGCATCTCTGCTGATCCGTCACGTTTCATTAGTGGCATGGATAGTGCGGCTAGTGCGGCTCGTCATTTTGAGGGTGCGACGGTTTCTGCTGAGGGTCGTAGTCGTGGATTGTTTTCGACTATGGCTGGAGCCACCGCTGTTGGTGGTCTACTTGCCAATGGTTTCTCTATGGCAACTGGACAAGTCACCCGGTTTGGCTCTGAGATCATTCATCGTGCGATGGATATGCAGCAGACAGAAATTGCGTTCACCAATCTGATGGGTTCTGCAAAACGTGCAAAAGATGAACTGAAACTGTTGAACGATTTTGCCGCTGTCACTCCATTTGAATTTCCTCAGTTGGCTAACTCAGCCAAGATGATGATGTCGATGGGATTTAGCGCGGCTGATGTTTTGCGTAAAGTCAAGGGCGCAAACGGTAAAGTTACATTTCAGGGTATCGCAGTTGCGGCTGGTGATGCTGCGGCGGCATCGGGTCGTGGTGCTGAAGGTATTGACACTATCGTTCGTGCGTTAGGTCGCATGAAGAGTAAGGGCCGGACGGGTGGTGAAGAGTTACAGAGTTTGGCTGAGATGAATATCCCGGTATGGGATATTCTCGCAACCACACTCGGTAAGTCAACTCTTGAAGTACATAAGATGAGTGAGAAGGGACTTATCCCAGCCAAAACTGCCATCGATGCTATCACTGGAGCAATCGAGCATGGTAGTGGCACATTCAAGGGTTTTGGCGGCATGATGGATCAACAGTCACGTTCGTTGTCTGGTTTGATCTCAACTTTGAAGGATACGATTTACGGTCAGTTTGTTTCAGCGTCTGGGCCTTTGATTGATTTACTGTCGACAATGACACAGAAGTTGATTGATATCGCTGCCATTGCCATTCCTAAACTTGTGGCTGCTATTACTGGGGCTATTACTTGGGTGGGCAAATTTGCTTCGCAAATCAAGGATGGTTTTCAAGGTATTGGTGATGCAGCAAATCCGTTCAATCAATTTGGTCAGAGGATTCGTTCTGTATTCGATTCTGTTCTCGTCGCATGGGGTCAATTCAAGGTAGGCTTTGATCTCGGTGGTGTGTATGCTGCACAGTCACCCATCGCTTTCAAAATTGGTGCGATGTTCGCTACGGCATTCAAATGGTTCATCGACAACAAGGATGCCATCGTTACCGCATTGGGTGCCGTACTGACAGCGATCCTTGCCTATAAAGCGATCACTGAAGTCACCTCGGCGATTGAAGGTTTAGTTACAGCATTCCGAGGCTTGGCAGTCGTTTCTGCGATTGCGGATGCGCTCACGGCTGGTGCAGGAGTAATGGGTGCTCTCGGTGCTGGGTTGGCTGCAGCCGGTGGGCCGATCATTCTCGTTGCGGCTGCAATCGCACTACTCGCTGCAGGCTTCTATCTGGCATACACTCACATTCAATCGTTCCACGATGCCGTCGACAATTTCGCTTCGGTAATGGCTGGAATTGTGTCGGGTGTGTTGGCGCAGTTAGCGGCATGGTTTAGTGGCACATTGATGCCGATCATCATGCGCGTTGCTTCGGTGGTGACCAGTAATTTGATGCCAGCGTTTACCGCTATTGCTGGTTTCATTTCCGGGAGCGTGTTACCGGGGATTGTTTCGTTGGCTCAAACATTTCAAACAAGCCTCCTGCCGGGCATTCTTTCTGTTGTGACTTTCTTGACTAGGCTTATCGGAAAGATCTTTGAGTTCTACTCGTTCGTGTTGGGTAAAATCATTCCCGTTGTCTTGCAGTTGGCTGGTCCAGCATTCGGATTGTTGATCAGTGCGCTGTCAACGATATGGAATGTCGTTGGTCAAGTGTTGTCGTTTATCGGCATGTTGGGTAATACGATCATGGATCTGATCGACGGCAACATTAGTTTCGGTGAAGCAGTATCGACAATCTGGAATGGTTTCCTGAGTCTGATCATGGGTGTCGGGGGAGCGATTGGTGGTTACCTCCTGACGCTCGGACAGACATTCATTAGTTGGATTGGGCCAGCGATTGCTGCACTACCGGGGATGCTTGCCTCATTCGGTTCTACGTTGCTTGGTTGGGTTAGTGGCGCGGCTGTCTGGTTGGGTACGAATCTGTTGAACTGGGGCACGGCGATGCTCAGTTGGATTGGTACGGCTATCGCTGGTCTACCATCGAAGTTGGGTTACTTCCTCGGCTATTTGCTGGGTTGGATTGTGATGACGGCGGCGACGTTGCCGAGCCGGATGATGGGTTGGGTCACGGGCTTGTTGACGTGGGCTTATATGGCGGCGTCGCAGTTGCCGGGTAAGGCGGCGGCTGTTGCAAGTGCTCTCTGGGGATGGGTGTCGTCGACGGCTTCGCAGTTGCCGGGGAAAGCGTTAGCGTTGGCGACGAACATTACGTTGTGGGTTGGTACGGCGGTGAACCAGTTGCCGGGTAAATTGGCTGGTTTGGCATCGTCGATTGGGAGTTGGATTTCGACAACTGCTGGAACTGTTATTGGTCAGGCGCAGTCGATTGGTTCCAACCTCGTCACTGGTTTATGGAATGGTATCTCTAATCTCAAGGATTGGATCATCAACAATATCGCTGGATTTGGTGCCAGCATCATTCAGGGCGCTAAGGATGCGTTGGGTGTTAAGTCTCCATCGTCTTACACGATTGAGATGGGTAAGTTTCTTGTCGCCGGTTTAGCCATCGGTATTAACCGTCACTCGAAGATGGTGGAGACTGCTGCGGCAGTAGTAGCGGGGAAGGCTCTCGCCGCGATGAATAAGGCGCAAGTAGTAGCGACTGCTGCTGGTGAGGCGGTGATTCGAGCGCAGGCTGCAGTATATACGGCGCATGGTAAGACTGCGGTGGAGCGGGCGAAGAAGGCGTTGGAAACTGCTCAAGCGTTCCAGCAGAAGGCTGATGCGTTGTTGGCGTTGGCGAAGTTGAATCAGGAGAAGGCTGCGAAGAATGATCCGTTGACGGCGACGTTGAATGCGTCGCAGGCGGCGTTGGATGTGTGGAAGAAGAAGGCGAAGGATGCGCTCGACTATATGGCGAGTGTGCAGGGGGATATGGCGAAGTTTGGGTCGATCAGTACCTATGCGCCGTCCGGGCCTCGGGGTGCTAATGCTACTGACATGTTGGCGAACATGCAGCAACGGTTGGCGCAGATCAAGAAGTTTGGTGCTGATATTTCTGCGTTGCAGAAGGCCGGTCTTCTGCCTGCAGTGTTGCAGGACATCATTGGGATGGGGCCGGTGGCTGGTACGCAATATGCGGAAGCGTTGCTCGCTCAACCTAATCTGATTACTGGTCCTAATGGTATTAACGATACTTATACTGCGATTCAGAAGGCTGCTGAGGCGACGGCGGGTTCTGCGGGTGCGGGTGTGTTCGGGATGAATCAGGCGCAAGCCAATGGTGTCATGAATTCGACGGTGAACATTGCCAATGGTGCTGTCACGGTGAACATCGCACCGAATGTGTCTGCCGCTGATCGTACGGCGATCAATAAGGATATTGTGGCTGAAGTGACGAAGGCGTTGAAGGCGTTGGCGCAGGAGAAGGCGAGACGGTAATGGCTGGTTATTACTGGAAACGTATCGAATCGTTGATCAACAATAATGGTGCTGTCACGGCTACGGGTGGTGCGGTAACATTTGCCGGTAACGTGTCAGATAATAGTGATGCTAGTTGGATTGCTCGGACAGCATCGAGTGCTGCTATCTCATCGTCGGTGTTTAAGTGTGAGCCGGGGTTGCGTACTTCATATGCGGGTGTTTCAACGTCGACGGTGACGACTGCCGCATTGGTGTCGAGTTCAACATGGCGGTATACGACTGCTGCCGCGCATGGTTTCACTGTTGGTTGTGGTGTGACGATCACGGGCTTGTCGGCTGGTAATAATGGCACGTTTACGGTGACGGCTGTCGCGTCAACCACATTCGATGTGACGAATGCGTCAGGTGTCGCCCAATCAGGTGCGACAGGTACAGCGGTCGTGGGCATTGCACCATCGGAAGTGGTGTGTGGTGTTTATGGTGGTGTGCGTCTCCGAGCCAATAGTGGTGTGACGGTTAACGGATCACGTTTCCAGATGACGGTATCTCCGGTTGGTCGATCATCGTCGGTGGCGTATTCGTGGGCTGGATCTCCTGCCGCGATCTCTGACTATTTCACTCCTCTGACCACATCATTATTTGCTGGCGTTGGGTTGCTGACATTCACGGGCAGTGATGGTGTGACCTATAGCATCGGGACACAGAATTGGACGCGAGGTCTCGTTGATGCAACGGCTTATGCGGCGGGTTGGCCGATGCAAATCTGGTTATACGATAATTCGACCACATTCGCTTCGGCGGTACGTTTCTATGAAGCGTATGCGATTGTGCAAACACGATCCTTACCTACCGTCTCGGCAGTTACTGTCTCTGATGGTTCGTCGACAGCAAGTATCGGTTCGCCTGCAACCTTGACTTTGAGCAAACAGCCCACCGTTAACTGGACGTATGCTGATACTGATGGGGAACTGCAAACCTATTATGAGGTGTGCGTGTATCCTGCCTCAATCTATAATACTATAGGTTTTTCTCCATTCACCAGTACGTATACGGCGCAAGCCTCCTACCGTACAACGGGAACATCGAGTTCAATCAATTCGACGATCCCGTCGACGGCGTTGAGCAATCAGACGTATCGTGCCTATGTCCGTGTGGGTAAACCAAATCTGGGTGCGACGGCCTATTCCACCGATAATACGACGCTGGCGTTTACTTATGCTCAGTTCACGTTGACGACGTTGGCATCTTCGTCTCCGGTGAATGTTCCGGTCACGGCGACGTGGGATAGTACCAATCAACGGGTCGCGTTGACAATTCCGCCCGCATTCAACAATTTGTTGTCTAATGCTGCGGCGAACATGGAGGGTACGAGCCCTGCGGGTGCGTGGGGTGATTCGGTTAACAATGATGTGACGGCTCCTGTCACCAATATCAGCAGCATCAGTTTCATCACACCCACTGTCACAGTGAACACGTCAACGGCTCATGGGTTAACCATCGGCAATAAGATCACCATCGCCGGTACGACGGCTGGTGGTAATCAGGGAACCTTCTACGTGTTGACGGTGCCAAGTACGACACAATTCACCATCACCAATGCTAGTGGGGCTGCACAAGTCGCTGGTCCGGGTACAGTCACGAAGATCGGTTATCCGCAGTACGTATCGAACCCGACCGCTTCCGCTGGTATTCCTGTTCCGCAGGCGTATCAAGATACGCAATCGTTAGCGATTCGAGCCTACGCTGCCGGACATTTGCAAGCCGTCAGTTATCCTACGTTTTCGGTGACGGGCAGTGCCGCTTACTATTGCACCGCATTTACGCGCTCGACGGTCAATACTCGTACGGCTCGTCTGTGCATGGCATGGTATGACGGTTCAGGATCTAGTAGGCAAGTGTCGGCCACGGTCACCACTGCCGCATTAGTGTCGGGTTCGACATGGCGGTATACGACCAGTGCTGCTCACACGTTTACCGTTGGACAGAATGTGTTGATCACGGCGATGAGTGCTGTCGGCAATACTGGAGTTTTTACGATTACGGCTGTCACGTCGACTACGTTCGATGTGACAAATGCGACGGGTGCTGCGGCAACTGCTCAGACTGGTGTGGCTCAGGTGGGTAACAGTTTCGGTACTGCCACAACGACGAGCACGAGCGCATGGACTCCGATCACGAGTGGCATTTTCACTGCACCATCATGGGCTGTGACAGCGCAACCGTACATCATGGTTGAGCAAGCAGGTATTACGTCGGGGGAGATTCATTTCTTCGACCGTTACATGGTGACCCCGATTGATTCATCGATCACGGTGCGAACCAACTTATGTACCAATCCTTCATTTGAAACCAATAACGGTAACTGGACACCAGCGTCCGCGACCATCACTCAAGATACGACTCGTTACCTCACGGGTACGGCATCTGGTCTGATCGGATGGTCAAATGGTGTCGCCGTTGATGGAGCCACGGTGTATAACACGTTGACTGGTTTAAGCATCGGTCAGCAGTATACGATCAGTTTCTACGCTTACACCCCGACGGGTGGACCCGATATCGCTGCCTACTGTGCCACCATCGGTAATGGCACCACATCAACCACTAAGGATGCGTGGGTGCGCGTCTCCTACACATTCACGGCCACGGCAACCTCACATCAGATTGGGATCAGGAATAAGTCGATCACTGGCACGTCAACCTCGACATGGATTGATGCGGTCCTGATTGAACAGTCGGCAACGGTCAATGATTATTTCGACGGTAATGTGACCTCGCCGTATTATGGTGGTTTCCTCGGTGCTGCGAATGCGTCGGCGTCACAAACATATTTCGGTTGGTTGTCGGGCGGCTACACGTTGCCGAGCATTACGGTGCAACGTACCGATAGCATCGTCACGACTCAGGCGGTACGTGCGTATCGTTCACTGACGGCTACCACGTCGACGTTGCAATACTTCACGTTGGGTCATACGAAGGAAACGTATTACGATTATGAAGCGGCTCGTGGTACTACCGTGTCGTATCGTTCGCAGATGCTCGTCGTCTCTGGTACGGGTGCCTTAGCCACGGCATGGTCAACAACTGATACGTTCAATCCGGCGATCTCCATCACGTCAACCTCAGATGGTAAAAACTGGTTGAAGGTGATCGATTCGCCTACCCTGTCGCGATCTGTGTCGATGGCTGATAAGCCGACGTTCGCGCTGGATGAAGAAGTTGCCATGTTTAAGCCACGCGGTCGTGGATATTCGTTGGCGATCTCTGGCGGCTTGTATGGTACGGGTGGAACTTTGCAGTTGATTAGTACGACGGCCAGTGATTGGGCCACGTTGAAACTGGTGGTCGAATTTAAGGGCACCCTGTTGTGGCAGGATGCGTTTGGTCGACAACGATGGATCCGGTTAACGAAACGATCCTATGATCAGCAGGGTCCGGTTGGTCGTGAGATCCGATTCGTCAAGTGTGATTATGTTGAGGTTGGCCCGAACTGATGGTGGTGTCCAACTCTAATCAGGGGATTTCTGCTGTCGCGGTTGGTGACAGTAATAGTACGATCCCGAGCACGTCCTCAAATTATGTGCAGGCTGCACCCGATTTTCCGAGTCGTTCTTACTCTTCTGCGGTTGATACGGCGTGGCGTTCATCTCATGAGATGAACGTGTATTGCATGCTCGCTGATGTTTACGGTAACTTGATCGCTAATCTGCAACCCACGGCGGGTAGTGTCACCATCGATGGGCGTCGGTCGGTGCGTCGCAGTATGGAGATGACGTTGCCGGATTATTCGGGTTCGTTGATGCCGACAACCAATTTCGATACTGACTATCCGTTAGGTCCGTTCTCGCAATATACGATCACCATTTATCGTTCGATCATCGCCGGGTTCGGTCAGGTTGACGTGCCGTTGGGAGTGTTTCGTTCGACGGATCTGTCGATCACGAATGATCATACGGGGACGACGTTGGCGGTGTCGGGTGAAGATTTGTCGGGGATGCTCGCGCAACCGTGGAATACGCAGTATCAGGTGGCTGCGGGAACGAATGTTAGTGATGCGATTACTAACGTGTTGAATCAGTGGAATATCCCGTTGACGTTCAATTTGGCGTCCACCACGTATACGACTCCGCAGTTGACGTTCGGCACTGATAGCAATTCTTCGCCGTGGCAGGATGCGTGTCTGATAGCGCAAGCATCGGGGATGGCGTTGTATATGGATTATGCGGGTCGAGTGACGACGAGCCTGTATCCATCCTTTGATGATGTTCCTGATTACACGTTGGATTCTGGTTCGACGGGTGTGTTGTTGTCGTTGAAACGATCCTTCAAACGGCAAGCCGTTAATGGTGTGATTGTGACAGCGGAGGGGACGGGGTTGCTTACTCCGTTACCGATCCCGTCGAATTATGGTGCCAGTATCGATGGGTATTGGATTATTGATCCGTCGTGTGCGTTGCGATATAACGGCCCGTTTGGTGCTAATGCGACAAAAATTTCTAATCCTATTTTTGTGTCGGCGGATCAGATGAATGGTGTCGCTCCTTACCTGTTGAATTCTGTTGCCGGTGTGCAGATGGATTTGGAGATCGTGCCGAATCCGTATCTTGATGCGATGGATGTGGTCGCTGTTTATGATCAGGATTCTGGTGTCGACCTCGCGGGTATCGTTGATTGCGTTAAGATACCTTTGACTCCTTCGGGGTCATCGACGGTTACGATTCGAGCGTTGGGATTATCGTGAGTGATTATGATGTGACCTCCCTGATGTCGGCGTTGGAGGCACCGGCTGGGGTTCGGTTACGTCAGGCGACGGTGGTCTCGAATTCGGGTATTACGTCGACGATCACGTTGGCTGGTGGTAGTACTCAGTTGACGGGTATTGCGCGGATGTCGCATGTGTATCCGTTGCCGGGGTCGGCGGTGTGGGTTGCCGTTGATGGTCGGGACATGATGATCATCGGCACTTTATCTAGTGTTCCTGTTCCTCATGTGCGCGTTGCTCGTTCGACGAGTCAGAGCATTGCCTTGGCGACGTATACCAACGTAGTTTTCAATACGGTGCAAGGTATTGATACGTGGGGAATGTGGAATGGTACGAATCCTGAGCGAATGAACGCGCCGATTGACGGGATCTATATGGCGACGGCTAATACTCAAATTACTGCACCGGGCACCGCAGAAGTTGTGTATGCAGCCTTGGTTCATACTCGTGCGGGAACTTCACAATACGTTGATTACTCGTTCACTGGCGCAACTGGCTATAACTTGAACGTCAACGTCACAGGTGTTTATCCGATGCTCGCTGGTGATTACGTTCTCAGTCAAGTGTGGCTTGGAGGTTCAGCCTCTACTATTTCGGCTGGTCTTGCTTTTGCCTCGCTCACCTATCTTGGACCAAAACCATGATCCTCGCCGATGTTGGTATCGCTGATGGGATCGGTATCGATGACGTGTTCTGGTTGGCTGCCGGGATAGCCACGCTGCTGGGAGTGTTACGGCTGATCTTCGGTAAGGCAATCAGTCGATTGTCGACTTTCCTTGACTGGTCGGAGAAGTTTCAACGCGACTGGGAGGGTGAGGAGGAGGCTCCGGGTCGTGACCGGGTGCCGGGGGTGATGGAACGGTTGAATGCGATTGATGGTGAATTGAAACGTAACGGGGGCGCATCGTTGAAGGATCAGGTGTGTGATACGCGGCGAGCCGTAGACTGGTTAATTGAACAGGTCGGGGTGGTGGAGACACGACAACGCAACATTCAAAATCAGTTGGAAGTTCATTCGCAAACCTTAGATAGTCATATCAATACCAGTAGCGTGTCTTAACTTAGTCTCGTCCACGGTGGGCTTTACCCTTACTGATGGAGGCGATGATGACTGAACATAGTGTTGAGGAAACAGCGAAACCGCGACGGGCTCGTAAAAGTGTTGAGCCTGAACCGGCGGTGATTCGACCGGGCAAACTTACGGGAGTGAATCCTCCTGCTGGTTTTCGTCGACCGTTGGAGTCAGGTGATCGTGGTCCTGTCATTGCCGATGTGCAACGACAGTTGACCGTGATCGACATGTATGGGGGGAAGATCAGTGGCGTGTTTGGTTATGAGACGGTGCGTGCCGTGCGTCGACTGCAGGGCGTCAATGGTTTGAAACCTACCGGGACGATTGATGCTGCTACGTGGGCAGCACTCTACAAGAAATAGGAGAAGGTCTGTGACTATCTGGTCAGTATCTTTTTGGAAGGCTGCAGCCGAACGTGCTGTGAAGACTCTCGCGCAGACATTGATTGCATTGCTCGCGGTGAATCAGACCACGATCCTCAGCGTTGATTGGACGCAGGCTGCGGCGGTGGCGGCGACGGCGACAATGTTGTCAATCCTGTCCAGCATCGTGTCTAGTGGTATTGGGAACACGGGTCCGTCGTTGGCGAATGAGGCAGTTGTTCCGTCGTTGGTTGATCATGCTCCGGTTGAGGTGGTTGATCCTGCCGTGGTTGATGCTCCTGTTGATCCGGCGTCGGAATCGGTTGGCTGACATGGCGACTTCCATTAATGGGTGGGAAGTTCTTGGATCACCGCCGTGGGATGATAAGCGGCTCACTCGTTTACGTGTACCGGGTACACCGTGCGTCTTCTATGGTCGCGCCTCGGTGGCACCCTTGTTCGTATCGTTGGCGTTGGATTATCACAAGACGATTCATCCGCTGGTCAATAAGACCGATGTCGATTCTTATGATTACAGAATTGCGCGAGCGAGTTCGTCGTGGAGTGACCATAGTTCTGGAACGGCCACGGATTTGCGTGCCTCGGCTGAGGGTGCTCAAGGGACGAGCACCTACAACTGGTGGGTTGGAGCGAAGAGTGCTGCGGCCCGAGTGATCAAGGCTCGGTATGAGATTGTGATCTGGGGTGGGCCGCGTGACCTCGGGGGAGATTACGGGAATCCACGGTATTACGATGCCATGCACTGGGCGCTCAAGCCCGGTACGACGCAGGCTGATGTGAATCGGATGATCGCCAAGTTGGGGATCCGTTCCGATGGTACTCGGACTGGAACACCGACGGTTGCTCCGGTGGTGCCTCCGAAGCCGGGGACGAGGCCGACGGTTTCGGTGGCTAATGTGCAGCCGGGTAAGAAGAATTCGCAGATCGCTTTGGTGCAGAAGGCGTTGATCGCTGAGAAGATCAGTGTCGGTGCGTCGGGTGCTGATGGTGCGTTTGGTCCTGCCACGTTGAAAGCATATTCGGTATGGCAGCAGCGGTTGGGTTATGCGGGTGCTGCCGCTGATGGTAAGCCGGGGCAGACGAGCCTGACGAAGTTGGGTGCCAAGCATGGATTCGCAGTAGTCGCATGAGTAGTGGGGCTGCATGGTGGTTACGTTTCTTGCGTGCCCATAATGTGCATGCTGAGCGTGCATGGTTTGCTATCGGCTGTCGTGAATCTGGTCCGTCGAGTAACTGCCTGTATCCGTCGGGTGCGCCGTGGGGTGATTGGGAGCATGGTAAGGGTCGTCATTTTGATACAGGTGTTCTCCAGATCAATGATCGTTGGC